TAGCTGTTTCTGGGAGGTATGCTTATATTGTAACAATGACGGTTCCAGCCAAGGTAGTAGTAGTTGATATTTCAAATCCAGCTTCACCAACTAGAATTGGAGCAGTAACTTTAAATGAAGGTGAAGATAGTGGTGCTTCAATAGCTGTTTCTGGGAGGTATGCTTATATTGTAACAATGACGGTTCCAGCCAAGGTAGTAGTAGTTGATATTTCAAATCCAGCTTCACCAACTAGAATTGGAGCAGTAACTTTAAATGAAGGTGAAGACAATGGTACTTCAATAGCTGTTTCTGGGAGGTATGCTTATATTGTAACAGAGACATTCCCAGCCAAGGTAGTAGTAGTTGATATTTCAAATCCAGCTTCACCAACTAGAATTGGAGCAGTAACTTTAAATGAAGGTGAAGACAATGGTACTTCAATAGCTGTTTCTGGGAGATATGCTTATATTGTAACAATGACGGTTCCAGTTAAGGTAGTAGTAGTTGATATTTCAAATCCAGCTTCACCAACTAGAATTGGAGCAGTAACTTTAAATGAAGGTGAAGACAATGATGCTTCAATAGCTGTTTCTGGGAGGTATGCTTATATTGTAACAATGACGGTTCCAGCCAAGGTAGTAGTAGTTGATATTTCAAATCCAGCTTCACCAACTAGAATTGGAGCAGTAACTTTAAATGAAGGTGAAGACAATGGTACTTCAATAGCTGTTTCTGGGAGGTATGCTTATATTGTAACAGAGACAGTTCCGACCAAGGTAGTAGTAGTTGATATTAGAGGAACAGAAATTAGCAGTCTAATAGCTCATAGTTTAGAAGCTGGCAGTTTACAAGTCAGAAAAGACTTGACTGTTTATGATCATTTGAAAGTTGGTGGTGGAATAAATGTTGGTCCTGGTGGTATTTACTCTGCTGGTCCTTTTTCTCTTATTTCTGGTTCAACTGGGGCAACATCTTCAGCTTTAGATATCAGAAATTCAGCTGGCACCAATTTATTATATGTCAGAGATGACGGTAACGTCGGCATTGGGACGGAAGCTCCTTTAGCAAAATTACATGTAGTTGGTGATGCAATTATAAATGGTGCTTTTTCTACTATAGTAACTACAATAACTACTGATACAACCCTTGATAATACTTATCATATAATTTTAGCTAATGCTACAAATGGTACAATAACAATCACATTACCAAGTGCAACCACTTGTTCAGGTAGGCAATATATTATTAAAAAAGTTGATAGTTCTACAAATGCAGTTACTGTCACACCTCAGACAGGACAAACTATAGATGGGCAAACAAGTATAAGTATCACAACACAGAATGATTTAAGAAGAATAGTATCAGATGGTACGAATTGGTATATTATTTAAAAGATTTAGAAGGTGATAAGATGGCTGAAATAACGATTGTAAGATTAGAACAATATCTACCAGATGAACCTACAGGCTGGGCTGTAGGGGTTTATGTAAAATGAATTACAGAAGAATTGGTTTATTTTTGCTTGGATTAATTTTAATATTTGGTTTAATTTTTATCGTTTGGCGTAGTCATAGAGAGAATACAATTTTAGAACAAGCTTTACAACAGCAAAAGCAGATGATTAAGCAGAAAGAAGAACAGATACAGCAATTACAGGAGCAATTGGGGGTTTTACAAAAAGAGCAAGTATTGAGAGAAGAAAAGATAACAACACTAAAAAAGCAAAAGGAGCAAATACAGAAGCCAAAGACTGTTGAGGAATTGGTAAAGGAATTTAAGGAGCTTGGATATAATGCTTCAATGCGGTAATAAAATAAGCGGTTTTCAATTGCTATTATTGTTCTTTGCAATGTGTTTTGGATTTGGGTGGATTTTTTGGGAGATGTTGGGAAGCAAAGCTTGGGATATTATAATTTTTTTAGCGATAATGTTTATACTTAGTTGTTTAGGATCGATTGATTGGGGCGCTTTAGTGAATGCAAAAAAGAAAAAAAAATGAAGAGGATGATAGATTATGGATGCGAAACAGATAATAAGTAGTGTATTAGTGTGTCTATTTTTGGCAAGCCAAGCATATGCGGTTGACCTCTGTTTGCCTGAGGAGCAAGCTAAGCAGGTAGTTGTCGAGCTGAAGCAAAAGCGTTTGTTAGAGCAAGAAGTTCGCGAGTATGAAGCGTTAGTTGAAAACTTGAAGAAGCAGAATGAAATTTTGAAGGAGCAAAATCAGTTGTTAAAAGAACAGATAGAGCTCTATAAAAATCAGAAACAACTATATGATACGGCATTAAAGGAATGTGAAAAGAAACAACGGGTTAGTTTATTTGAGAAAGGGAAATGGTTTGTTTATGGTGCTGTAAGTGGATTAATATTTTTAATGTTTTGGGTGAAATAGCTTGACAAAAATGAGAATGTGTTTAAATTGCAAAATAAGGGGCACTGAGTATGCAGTTAGCTATTATTGTAAATTTGAAAAATGAAAATATCAAAAGAAGATTAATTTTAGGAGGGCAACGATGGCTCGCAGGAAGAGAAGGGCTAAGAAAAGGGGTTCTCGCAAGAAGAAAAGATAATTGTTCATGAGCAATTATTTTTACATACTCAGTGCCCCTCCTTGTATAGGAGGTAGATATGCCAGAAAAAGAAGAAATTTTAGGGGCTTTAGGGTTAGACAAGCCTGTTCCTCCTCCAACTGGGAGTGGTCCTATATCGCCCGATACTTTAAGGGCGGATTTGGCGGGACCCGCACCAGCTGGGTTGGATGCACTTAAAGAAGGGATGATGGCGTTTATGTATCTGTTAGCTCAGACTGTTGCAACTACTCCTCCTTTTGACGAATTGACTGAGGCAAGCTTGGATGTTATGAAGCGGATAGGTAAAGTTATTGATATTAATGAAGCTTTAGTCAAGGCTCAGGTTGTTATGGGAGGGTTAGGTGCAGGAGCTCCTATGGCTGGAGGTCCTATGGCGGGAGCACCAGTGGCTGGAGGACCTACACCGCCACCGCCAACACCACCAACACCACCAACACCACCAACACCAGCGACACCTATGGGAGGGGCTTCACCTGAAGGGGGAGCTCCTAATTTAGAAGGTATCGAAATTTAACGGAGGTGATAACAATGGCTAAGAAAGCAAAAACTAAAGTTTTTACTCCTGAGAAGTATTCAGGTATTATTACCAGCAAGTCTGCTCCTTTATCTGGAGGGCAAATTGCTGGTAAAGATGAGCCTATTTATGAAAACTTTATTAAGCCTTCTCGTGGGAAGAAAGGTAGAAAATAAAGGAGGAATAATTTATGGAAGAGAAGGCTATTAATTTAGACCAATTAGGAGTTCAAGCTTTACAGAAGCTTATAGAAGAAATTCAGTATGATGACGAGTTAAGAGAAAAGTTTAACCAAATTCTAAAAGATACTGAGTATTATATCCCCCCGCCAAAAGAGAAGAAAGTTGAGGAAAAAATCAAAAGCGAAATAAAAAAAGTAGAAGAGGAAAAAGAAGAGATAAAAACAAAACTGCAAGCTATTGAAAACGAGAAAAAGCTTCAAAAGGCATATGAGATAATGGACAAGTATAACATACCTCGGGATATGATAGCCGAGGTAGAAAAGTATGCGAGGGAAAATGGAATACAAAAATGGGAAACTGCTTGCAAGCTTTATGCTTTAGAGCAAAAACAGTTGCAGTCGTTAACTGTTAATCAGCCTCCTCACAAGAAGAATAAAGACTTAATGAGCCGTTATGCAGGTGAGGAGGGCAAAACTAATTTGAAAGAAGATTTGCTACAAGTTTATAGAAACATTGTAAACTTTTAAAATTAGAAAAGGAGGTGTAAGCGATGGCAATAACCCCATATGTAACTGATGTCGGAGGCGGTTTTCGGGATACCGCCACTTTAACCAGATGGTTAAATGTAACTCGAAGAAACCTTTTGATGTATGCTTTAGCTCAAAACCTACCTAAAGTATCAGCGTTATTTAAGCTCTTGATTGAAAAGCAAGACAGTCAGCCATTCCAGCATGATTTTGTGATTTTCCCTGTGTATGGTGGGCCTGATGCAACTAACCAAGCTAACATGCAACCAAGGTATATCGACTTCACTACAGGGACTTTCACCAAACAAGATTACTTTGTAGATGTTGAGTATGCGAAGTTTACTCCTACTGGATTATATCAAACCTTCACTGTGAACTTCTTTGAAGGGCTAATTATGGAAAGCCCGAACAACATTATTGATACTGTGCAATTAAAGATTGAGGAAGCAATTAGGCAAATGTTCCTTGCTTTGCAGACTGATTTAATGGGGACAAGAGGAACTAATGATCAAAAGTTCTATGGATTAAAAGACATCATTGACAATGGAGTTAACCAACCAACTTTTGGTGGATTAGACAGAGCTACTCATCCTTGGTGGAATAGTCCAATTTATAACTATAGCGATTTGCTTGGGAGCGATACTGGTATACCTATTTATGCAGTGATTAACCGTGGAATTAATAAGTATTGGAATGACCACGGCAATGTTTATGGTATGCCAAAAGTTGGATTTACTGACACTATGACTTTTGCTAAGATTGCTGAAAGCTTTATGTCCTTTGAGAGATACATTGTGGGCGACATCAGAAATATCGCAGATATCAGGGAATACAACATCAGAGGAATTGACATCGGCGGTATAGCAATCTTCCCTGACCCATATTTACAGCCATACACAGTAACTTCAGGGAATACAACTCAAACAGTAGGAGACATTTATTTCATTAATTTTGACCACATTTTCTTTACTGGTGCAAGCCCAATTGAGTATTATATGCATGAATGGTGGTCTGAGGTTGTAAACGGCAAGCTTGCATTTAGTTCTCTCTGCTTGCTTACTGGGCAATTTTACACTGATAGACCAAGAGCACACTTTGTAATTAAAGGCGTTCCATCTATGGGAGTTTAATGAATAAAGGGGAGGGTTAACCTCCCCGCTTTAACTTTTTTAGGAGGTGAAAGATGCCAATTCTGTATAATCATACTTCAAAGCCAATTAGAATAAAGTATGGTTTCGAGCCTGAGTGGTTAGAAATACCTGCAGAGGCTGAGTTCGAGATACCTGATAATTATGCTTATGTGTTTTTTGGTTATGGATTAGAGACAGAGGCTCAGTTGAAGGAATGTTATAACAGGTTGAGGACTTTGGGTAATGAGTTGACTTATGAGGATTTTTTGAAAATACATGACAGCATAGCAACAGCAACAGTAGTTAAATATGGCAAAAAGAAAGGCGTTGAATAATATGCCATGCCAACAGCACAAGAATATTTTCAAAGAGTATTTGATAGGTATCCAGTAGCATGGGATGAGGGACCTTTTTTATATAGACAACTTAATTTTGCTCGCAATCAGGTAGCTCTTGATTGTGATGTAATAAAAAAAGCAGTATTTCCTGCAGTTACTGATATTATTATTTTAGCTCGGCCATTTCTTTCTGTAAAAAAAGTTTATTACAAAAAAGGTACTAATTATCCGATTTATATCACTTGGAATAGATTTAAAACTTGGTTAGAATGGGCACAAGTAACAAAAGGTAAATGGTATGATGCCAAATCTTCTTATAGTTTTATTTTTTCTTATGAATTAAAATATAAAGCTACCCCATTTTCTCCTTTTTCAAAATGGTCTAATTTGCCAACAAATTTTTATTTGATTTATCCTAATCAAATTAGGGTATTACCCTCTGATTTTACCAGAGCTGAAAATGATTATTTTGAAATTTATTATGTTCCTAAGTGTAAAGATATGTCTTCTTTGATCGATATTGAAACTGATTTACCCGAACAATTAGCTGAGCTTGTAGTTTTGCAAGTTTGCATGAGACTTGCTGAGAATGACCTGCAATATGCAGTAAAACAGTATTTTGAGAATGAATATAAATTACAACTTTTAAAAGTGCCTAAGGCGAGTTATTTATATGTCTAAAGGGAAAAAAGTTGTTAACATCCAAGCAGATAAAAAATATCAAGGGCTTGGTAGTTTATTTTATGTTGAGAGCTCTATTCTTGGGCTTGCAACCAATTTAGAGGATAGTAAGCGTGAGCCGTTTCATGCGATGGAACTTTATGCTTTGCCTGATTTGCGGTATGGATGGATAAGTATCCCAAAAGAGACAATAATCTCTGTTCCTTCAATAAATCATATCCAATTAGTTTCTCCAATTACTTATTTAGTTGGTTGGGAAGGTTCAAGTTTGTATGTTTATGATTTAGAACAGCGAGAAGTTCCTTTCTATACTAATTTAGATGCTAATATTAGTTCAGCAATTTTTCTTAATGATGCAACTATAGCTTGTATATGCCCTCTTTCACAAAATCCTTTAAAAATCATTTTTTACAAAAGCGGTGTTGGAAGATCTTATAATAAAAAAGGCGATTATTTAGCTTTTTTTAAAGGGCGTCTTTTTATAGCAGAAGGTAAAATTTTGCATTTTACAAGTGCAAGCATTACAGATCCAAGTTTTAGTGGTGACCCCTTTGCTTCAGAAAATGGTGGTGGATATTTAATTTTAAATTATCCTCAAGTTTCAAAGGTTTGTTATCTTTTACCCTATGAGGATATGCTATACATTTTTACTGATGGGGGGCTCTATGTTTTAACTGTTTCTTTAGCGAGTAATTCTCCTTCTACTTTTTATATTATTGATGCTGGTATTAATTATAATTTTTCTAAGGCAAAAGTTTTGCAAATAGGAGATACTTTAGCAGTTATTACAAACGTAGGCATGTTTTTCTTATCTGGAATGAGTTTAGAAAGATTTGATTGGCCAGTTGCTGATCAATTGAATAAGTTAGATTATATGAAAGCAGGCGGTGGGTATTTCCAAGGGCAAAGATTAATTTTAGTTCCTTATATAACTGACAAAAAAACTTTAGTTTACAGCATGGAACATAGTCAATTTTTTTATTTGCCATATAAAACAGCTAATTGCATTTTTTCTCCAAGTGGATTGACTTATGATTTTTCTCAAACAACCTTAAGAATATTGTTTGATAACACAAATTATTATTATCCATTCCATTTTGCTTCTGTGCTCCATGATTACAATCAGCCTCGTTTTAAATATATTAAAGAAGTTTGGGTAAATGGTAAAGGTGATTTTCAAGTTGATTTTTTATATGATTATTATGGGATTTCTACAAAATATAGTCAAATAGGTGCGAATTTATCGTATTATCGAAAAAGTTTTGGTGCAAAAGGGTATAAAATAGGTTTGCAAATTACATCTTCTACAGAATGCGAACCTTTTGCTTATGTAAATAAAATCCGTTTAACTTTGCATCTATTAGGAAGCGTGAATTATCTCTATTATAGAGGTTAATTAAAATGTTGTATGTTAAAATAAACAAAAATTATTATGACAAGCTTGAGGATTGGATGTATGATATTGATAAAGATCATTTAAATTTTTTAGATACTTTGCAGGCATTGTACAAGGCTTATACTGGAGAAGAAAGGTTGTTAAATTTGCCTGTTATAAAACAGGTAATTAAATCAGAAGATTGGAGCGAGATATCTCTTTGGAATTACAGAATACATTTAGATTTATATCAATTCATGGCTGATTTAGGAGCAAGGTTAACACCACCGATAGTAGTGATACCGAAGATACTGAAGGCTTCAAGCGAGGAAGATGCAATATATAAAGAGTATTTAATGCATCGGGACATTGAGCAGTTTTTAATAAGCTTAGGAGGTGGTTAAGATGAGTAAGAAAAAAAAAGCTAAGAAAGCGATGCGAAGTACTTCTGATTTAAGCGCATACATAGCGAGATTAAAGACTTCAGCCCCAAAGACAGCAAAAGATGAAATGATAAAAAGGCTTTTAAGTGATTTATTACCAAAAGTGAGGGGCAAAGTTGCTGATGAGTATACTAAAGTGTTTCAGCCAGCAGAGCGATCAGGAACAGCGTTAGCATCAACAGTAGTAGGAACGCCAGCTGAGGCATGGAAACAGTTTTTTGCAAAGCGGAAAGAAGAAGCGGTTGAGGGGAAGATGAAGGAATTAACCCCTCAGTATGTAGAAAATCTTAGTCAATTTTTAGGAGAGTTATATAAGCCTGAAGTTGCTGAGGTTTATGGTTTAGAGAAGACAGCACCGCAATGGTTAAGTAGGGAGTGGTATAAAGCGAGACCGCAAGTAGAACAGCAGTTTGCAGAGGTTCAAAAATCGTATAGTAATTTAGTGAGCAACATTCAGAATTATTTGAAGGAGATAGGGTTAGATAATATTAAGGCTGAAGATATTTTAGGGCAGATATGGACGGTATAAGGCAGTTGCAGGATTTGATTAAATCTTGCATAAATTTAGGTTGGTTTTATGCTGACGATGAAATGTTTTTAGTTTGGGTTTATACTAACGAGGAGCTAAGGCAAGTGAAAACAGCGGAGGAGTTTTTAGCAAAGATAGACAGTCCTAAGGATGAAGTTTGGTTGCTTAAGTGTTATGGAAAGCCTAAATTTTCTGTGTTTAGGAATTTCATACGAAGATGGAAGCAAGAAGGCATAAAGCGAATAATATGGTTTAGAAATTTAGAGGAGGTGAAAACATGGATGCTATAGGTAAGCTTTTTAGTTTTGTTTCAAGTGCTTTAGGGCCAATAGGTTCTATTATTGGAGTAGTTTCTGGTGTAGCTCAATTAATGAGTGCTTTTAAACCACCAAAATTGCCTAAAATCGAATTTCCAAAAGAGTTGTTTGATAGACTTAATGCTCGGATACAAGCGATAACTCCTTTATCTGATGAAGCAAGGAAAATAGCTACTCAGGCTTTAGAAAGGTTTAAGACAGGGCAATTAGACGATAGATACAAAGCTCAGCTTGATTTGATGTATGCACAGAAGAAAGCTCAAGCGAAGGCTATGTTATCAGCAAGAGGATTAGAGGGAAGTTCTATAGAGCAAGAGGTTATGAATGAAATAGACAAGTGGTATCAGCAGAATTATTATGGATTGCTTAATCAGCAATTACAAGATGCGTTAACTATGGCGGGTTTAGGCCAATCTGATATTAATGCTTTGATGGAAGAGCTAAAGGCATATGGAGTGACATGGGCAGGATTAGGGACAGGTTTGCAAGCAGGTAGTCAAATATGGACAGGTAGGATACTCGGATTATCACAAGGAGGAGCAACCTTAGGGCAAAGTTTAGAAAAGCTTGCAGGCTCTACAGGTACTACTACTTCAACAGGAGCAACTCAAGGACTGAATTTATCTTTCCAAGATTTAAATTTAGCGAACAAGTTTAGTCAAAATTATCAGCCGACCCAATGGTTTAAACAGTATAATTTTGGAGGGTAAAAATGGCTAATCCTCTTGTTGATGTTATAAAGAACATATTTTCAGGAAATCAAACAGATTTCAATGCTTTAAGCAAACAATTTGAAATGGTATCGTCACAATTACAGCAACCAAATTTAATACCTCAAAAAACTCAGCAACAACCAATTCAGCCTCCCCAATCTACTCAATCTCTCCAACTTCAAAAATTACCTAAGCAATCTAAGCAGACAACTTCTTCTGATGCAAAAAAGGCTCAATCAACCAAAAAACCTTTAACTGCAAAAACATTAGAAAGTGCAACGGAGCCTCAATCTTTTATTCCTATATTACCTTATACACCTCAAGGAATTGCTGAATTAGTTAAACAGGGCAAAATAACCCCATTGCAAGCTCAACAAATATTAGAAGCATTTGCCATGCAAGACTTATCCATAGAAAATTGGTTAGCTCAAATTAAACAGAATATTGAAAAATTACCAGAGGAGTTTGAGAAAAAAATGAATAAAGTAGAAGATAAAATGGAAAAAGCTTATAATGAATTAACACAAAATTTAAATAAACAAATAGAAGTCCAAAAAAAGTATGCAGACAAACATATTGAACTAATTGAAAAGCATTTGAATTGGGTTCAACAAGTGTTTTTAGATTTAATGAAAGAGAAGCCCAATTTAGAGCCAGATAAATGGACTTTATTTGGTCGGCAGTTAGCGATGGCTTTGGGCTCGATATCGGCTTTAGCTCATCCTGGTTATGCTCCTTATTTCTATATGGCTATACCGCAAATAGTTCAGTATTGGCAGAATGAAGATATGTATAATTTTGAAAAGGCAATGAAAAAATTTGAGTTAGCTTTGAAATTAGCAGGAACACAATTAGATTTTTATAATCAAATTATGGAGCATAATTTAGCAATTTTAGAAAAGCAAAAGGAAAAAGAATTATTGCCATTAACTATAACAGGGCAGTTATTAATGGAGAAATATCATAATTTCGCAGATACTTATAATAAAATGGCAGTTGAACATGCTAAGCTACTTAGCGATAGGATAGCGCATCAATTGTCAGCTATCAAAACAGATATTGTGTATCGACATTATAAAGACTGGAGAGAAATACAAGAGTTAGCTAAAAAAATAGAATTAGAAAGGTTAAACGAACTAAAGAGGCATAACAGAGTAATGGAAGGAATAAGAAACTTAATGGCTAAAATAACGGGCGAGAGATTAAATCTTACAAAAATGGAAAAGTTTTATCCAATGCTATTCCCAGATAAAGTGATGAAAATGCTTCATATACAAGATCCACAATTGGCATATCAAATTTTAGCGACATATGCACTATACGGCCCAGAAAAGGGCTTTGCTAAATTACAGGAAATTATTTCTGAGGGTTCTTTTGGGGCATCTTCAGATAAGATAAAAAAGGATCGCGAGGCTGACATTCCTCTCGGAGAAGGAGCGGAAGATTTTCCTATATGGTGGTAGAATAACGGAGGAATAAAATGGAAAAATCAACAAAGTTTCAAACAATAAAAACTCCTTTTTCTGAGATAAAATTACCCAAATTATCTAACATACCTGGGCCATATCCTTTTTCTCCAGAGGTCAAAAAAGAGCTTGAGCGAGTAGTAAAGCCAAAGTCTTTAGAGATTACAACTCAAGTAAAAAAAGAAAAGAAAGAGGGAGGATCTTTTGGTTGGCAATTAGCAACTGATGCGCTTTTAACTTTGGGGAGTGTTTTAATCCCTGAGGTAGGGGTTATCACTTTACCTTTTAGACTTATGCGAATGGGGAAAACAGCGGAGGCGATTGCGGGGTTTTTAGCTAATGTTGATAAAATTAAAGCTTTCAGATATTTAAAACCCTTTGCTGAAGAGTTTAAAACAGCAACGGTAGTTTGGGGTGGTGAAGAGTTAGTCAGTCAGTTTACAGACAAGGTCAAGCCAACTCCGTTATTTCATCTTTATAAAGATTTTTTATGGGGAAGAGGCTTTTTAGGAGTTGCAGGTAGAGGGTTGAAGGTTGGTTTTAAAGCAACTACTATAGCATCGAAAAAGTTAATAGACTATGCTTATGGGAAGTTTCCGAAATTGCCTGAACATGTAGATAAAGCGATTAATGCGTTCTACAAAAATTTTACTGGGATGTCAAGGGAAGCTTGGCTTACTCTGCACAAACTTAGTGGCAAGATACAAACTAATCTATTAGAAGCAAAAGTAGCACAAGAACTTTTTTCTGCTTTAGATAATCCTGATGTGGCGAGAGAACTTGAACAGTATCTTCCTTATTTACGCAAAAGATTACATGATAGAGCTGAGGGGTTCGACGACAAGTTCTATCAAAACTTACAAAGATATATTCCTGGGTTTGACAAAGATACTCTGAAACAATTAGCAGATGTAATATACCTGAAATTGATGCAATTAGATAATTTGCAAAATCCCATATTAGGTGCTTTTGTAGAAAAAGTATTGCAAGGATATGAAGCACCGAATTTTAGAAAGTTATTTTGGGGGAAACTAAAGGGAGATTTAGAAGAAATCTGGAACGATAGCAAAAAAGCTTTTGTTGAAAATGCTTGGCATATAACACTTGGAGCTGTTAAAAAAGCCAAGGGCACTATAGTTTTACCCAAAGCTAAACCCAAGGAAGAAAAGCAGTTGAACAAGTTAGCTCAGTTTTTCCTTAGGCGTCTTTATGAAATGGAAGGAGCAAAACAGCATAGAACAGGAAGGATAACAATACTAAATTACTTGTTTGAGCCTCTTCTCCAATTACACGGTGATGACCCATTAAAATTATTACATGAAGGCTTAAAAGTGAATGTTGATACTAAAAAATTAGCTAGCATGGTGGGAGCTTTAATGAATGCCCGTCAGCAAAGTTTTTCTTTGTTTTTAGAGTTATTAGGAAAATATGCTTACAATTATGGGACAGATTTTTCCTTTATTAGAGGTAGAGCTTGGCAATTATTAAAGGGAGATTATAGAGGGTTGCAAAAGTTATGGAAGCGGGATTATGTGCCGATTATAGAACAGTTTTATGAACAATATATCCCGAGAGTAGGATTTAAACATCCTCTTCGAAAAATGGGGATCAAGGAAGCAGGAATTAATGATGTTTTGGAACCTTTAGATTTAGATCGTATTTATTCTGACAGCGTTTATCGCTTCATGATAAGGTATCATCCAACTTCAGTATTAAAACCCCGTTTTTATAACAATATCGAAGATATTTTAGTAATCGGTATTCCTACAAGCATAATAAAAACTTTGATAAAATATCCTCATTTAAGAAACGAACCAGAAAAGTTAGCGGAAACTGTTTTAAAAGAATTCGGTTTTACAGGAGGGTTGACTGTACCTAAATGGGTAGCAAACAAATTTGTAGTCCCTCAATTTATGCATAATCTTTACAATCATATTGACGAAATTTTAGCTCATCCTGAGATAGTAAAGAAACTCGGCGACCCGATGATAGGGAAGCAAAGGTTCACTTTAATGGACAAAACAGTGGAAATGACTACAGGAATGCTTGATGCCTTGAAAGATTATTTCATGGCTATAACAGGCAGAAACGCCCAAGCTTGGCAAGAAAGCAAGTTATATTCTTTTAACCGTTGGATGAAAAGATTTATATTGATGTGGTCGCCGTTCTTCCATGCATCAGCGTTAACTCTTTCTGGGTTGGCTATTTCGGGAAAGTATAGAATTACAGCTTGGGATATAGTAGGAAGGGCTTTTTTAGATAGTATGCAAGTTATGACCCGAGGGCTTAGTCACCCTGAGTTTGGATTTATGGCTAAGGAAGTTACTCAGGTAATTAATGATTTAGTGAAACAAGGTTATAAAGTAAACGAAATAATTTTGTCTGGATGGAATGAAGGGGAAACTTTATGGGGCAATTACATTTTGACAGGTAGGAATATTCTTCAAGAATTATTACAAAAAGGAGACCTTCAAGCTTTTAAAGAGGTTGCGAAAGAGTTTGAAAAATTTGAAAAAGAAGCAAAAGTAGACAAAATTTTCAGTATCTTCCACACACCTGAACGGTGGTTGTGGGCTGGGTATTATCAAGCGTTAAAACTAAGAACTGCATATAATTTGGTTAACGCTTATAAAAAAGGGTTAATGAGTGCTGAAGATTTAGTGAAAAATTTGAACACGATTAACTACATTTTTGGTGGATTGCATACTTGGTTTTATATCAATCCGAAGCATGCTCAGCTTTACAGATTTTTCTTCTTTGCTCCTGACTGGTATCTAACGCTGTTTCATAACTTCAGGACTTGGTTGTATGGTGATGCTCCTTTAGTTGCAAACTTTTTCCCGACTATTTTGCGGATGAGGTTTTATTTATCTGTTTATGCTAACTATGCATTCAATGGTCATTCTCCTTGGGACAACTACAACTTGCAAGACCCAAAAGAATGGTTCAGACTATTTTTGAGGGATTGGCCTGAGCTTTTTAAAATTCATATACCCATCGTAGATAGCAGAGGGCACTATAGAGTGTTTACCTTGAACCTTTTAGGTTTTGACATAGAACCTTTAGAGATGATTGGATTAATGCAATTCTCAAAAAATCTATACGAAGCACTTACTCATCCTACAATGAGCATAGATCAGAAGCTTTTGAAAGTTACTTTAGGGTCAGTAAAGGACTGGTTAGAATTTTGGTTTAGAAAAGGAAGTATGATGGTAAGAACCTTAATTACGATGTATGAAGCGACGAAACCTAAATTTTCTTCAACTAAAGAAGAAGGCATAACACTTACAGAGGCTTTCTATGACTTTATACAGAGGTTTGCTCCTTTGTCGGCTTTACAGCTTATAGCTCCTGTTAGATATCCTTATCAAACAACCCCTGAATACAGAGATGCTATGCTTTTTGCTATTAGACTTAACATGTTAGGAATGAAAACCCAAGTGCATGAGAATTTGACAATGCAGTTATTTGAGAATAAAAATAGACCGCAAGTAGTATCTGAAATTTTGAAAGATTGGTTGCGTTCATATAGAGAGATTAAGCAAGCACAGAAAGAACTTGGTTTGGCTTCTCCTAAGACAAAAGATGTTTATCAAAGTTTAATTGCCTCTTTGAGCCATGCTTATTACAATTACTATTTGTATCCTTGGCTAAAGAAACATGCACATAAAGACTTAAAGGAAATCCAAAAAGAAGCGGAAGAAATTTTGCTGACGATAAGGAACGATATAAAGAATTCAGCTTTTCCTGATAAGCTCAAGTATGACCTATGGAATGCTATTCGGAGAAGATTTCAGAGTGAGATACGGGATGCTTATAGGGCTATAGGAAAGAGAGATTTACCTGATATAATAGAAGAAAGAATAAAATACGACCGTATACGTAGGGGGGTACAATAATGCCTAAGACTTGGAAGGAATTAGCTGAAGAGCTGAAAAGCTTAGCTGAAGTGATTTTAGAACAAGCGAAGCAGGCATTTAGGGAAGGAGATTTACAGACGGGTTTATTGCTGACAAAGGAGTTCAGGAGTGCGATAAAGACAGCGGGGGATCTAAACATGATAGCACAGGGGGCTGGTGAATTAGAGGAAGACTTTGAAGAGGAAGACATAGAGAAAGCTTTAGGATTAGAAGATGAAGAAGACTTAGAAGAAGGGGAAGAAGGAGATGAAGAAGATGAGATTGAGGAAGATGAAGAGAGCGAGGAGGATTACGACGAATATGCCGATGACGATGAAGAACTTGAAGAAGAAGTTGACAACGATGAGGATGAATTGGAAACCGAATATGATTTTGCAGAGAAAGAGAAACAAAAAATCAAAAACCAAGTAGGAGAAAGTATTATCAGTCTTGAGCAGATCTTGCGTGGTATCGCAAGAAAGAAAACTTAAAGAGGGTGATTTATGCCAAGACAAAAGAAAGCTACACCGCCAGAGCAAAAACCAAACACTAAAACCAACTTAGTGGGGTCAGTCGTGAGCATTCTGATTGGTATTTTAGCCAACATGAAAAACTTTTTGTATGTTTACACAACCTCGCTATCAGCTTATTTATTTTATGAAGCGATGCAAAAGGATGTAATGTTTACTTTGCCTGTATTAGGATTTTTGGCAATTAGCTATTTCCCGCTGTTCTACCGCAGACGCAGTGAATAAAAACGACAGAGAAACACTGAAGCTGATACAGAAGTTTTATACTTTGCTTGACAGTGCTCATCCTGCGAGGAGAAGAATTATTGCTATGAAAATACTTGAGGATCTTATGCCTTTTGTGCTTGGGAAAGGCGAGAAAGTAGATAGCCGATACGATACGGATTTGTTTTCCCGAGCTAAACAAGTAGGTGCGTTTTTGATACATCATTATGGGAAGGTTGGCTATCTTTTGCTTGAATACTTCATTAAGTATCATGAGATATGTTAAAAGAGCTAATCAAGAAATTTTGGGCGTGGTCAAAGTATTTAAAAATCAACTCAAAGGATTACGGTCTCATTAGATTTAGTCCTGAGAAGTGGTGGGGCTCTCAGAAGTGGTTGTTAAAAGCTATCTATAGTGCAGATGAAGACCAACGAACCTTTGTAGTTCTCAAAGCAAGACAGCTTGGTATAACTTCTCTTTGTAATGCGTTAACTCTGTTTTATCATCAGCTCATTCCTAACTCAAAGGGAGCTGTTTTTGTAGCTAACTACAACGATATTGACTATATCAGGAAAACTATCGTGCATGATTTTTATGACATGCTTGCGGAAAAAGTCCGAGTGATGTTGACGAATAGTTCAAGAGAAGGATTGCGATTTGCTAACAATTCTACCATTCACTTTATTTACACTTCAAAAAGGATAACAGGTCAAGGTAAAGCTGGTCGTGGTAGAGGTTATAATTATCTTCATGCTACAGAGGTTGCTTATTTTAACTCTTGGGATGATTTAAATGCGATGCAAGCTTCTCTTTCTGATGTGCATCCTTACCGCCTCTATATCTATGAAAGCACCGCTAATGGATATAATGAGTTTTATGACCTTTATGAGATAGCAAAAACTTCTCCAGCAATGAAGGCTGTTTTTATTGGTTGGTGGACTAAGGAAACTTATCGGTTAAAGCCTGAGAGTAAAATTTACAAGCATTATTCTTATCCACCAAATAAAGAGGAAAAAGAATGGATAAGGGCAGTCAAACAACTATATGATTATGAGATTACAATGGAGCAATTAGCGTGGTGGCGTTATCAGATGTGGGACAGGTATCGTGGTAATAAGATGTATGCCTTACAGGAATTACCTTTCTTTGAAGATCAAGCATTTCAGTTATCTGGTGATAGGTTCTTTGATGCAGTAATTCTGAAACAATATGAAGAAGAAATTAAAAGAGAGCTTGCTAATGGTTCCCTAAAGGAAAAGTATTATCGTCTTAGATATGATGGGGAAAAGTTTACTTTTGAAGAGACAAGCTCGGATAGATGCAATTTGACCATTTGGGAATATCCCTCGGCTCATTGTGTTTATGTTTTAGGGGCTGACCCAACTATGGGAGCTAATCCTGAGAGCGATAATGCCGTGATTTCTATTTGGCGGTGTGAAGAAGATAGAATTATCCAAGTTGCTGAGTTTGTAGACAATCAAGTGCCCCCTCAGGTTTTTGCTCGTTTTATTCTGTTGCTTGGTGGTCTTTATAATGGAGCTTATGTAAACTTAGAAGTGACAGGACCTGGGCAATCTACTTTGAAAGAGTTTGATTATTTGCGTTCACAAGGGTGGGTTCCCGAAGTTGTAATGGATGATATCACAAAAGAAGCTCTTCAGAATAATATTAGATACATGCGGGATTATCTTTACTACAGAGCAGATAGCTTTAGAAGAAGCTTTTTGAGGCATTGGAAGACAACTCCTGACTTAAAAGTTGATTTAATGCAGATGTTTAAGGGATGTGTGCATGAAAAAAAGACAGTAATTAGGTCAAAGGCTTTGCTAAAGGAGATGGCTAAGGTAGTCAAAGATGGGTCAGTAATAGAAGCTGAGAGCGGTTTTCATGATGACAGAGTGATTGCAGGAGCTTTAGCAGTAGAGTATTGGGTAAGATATCTAAGAGGCAAAGTGCACTCATTGAAGCATGGTTATTCTTCAGAGCAGAAAATAATCAGAATTGGCAATGTAGTTATCCCGATACACTAAATCAGAACAGTTTTGATTTTCTTTTTCTTTAATTCTTGTTCTTTTTTTGCTTTTTCGTAGCGATACAAGAAGTAATTATCAACGATGTCCTCTTCTTCTACTTCAAAGTGAGAAAGGAGCTCATTGAAGGTCATTTTTTCTCCTCTAAGGATACCTTTAGTTTTCAAACGCTCGAAAGCTTTTTCGAGGTTTTCTCTTGTGAAGTAGCGTTTGACCCCTCTGATACAAATAGCGTCGGTTAAAGTAAGAAGTGCGACATGCAAAGGATTTCCCAAGAAAGCAGGTTGAACAAGGGCGTATAAAATAGCCCACATCCTTGCCATTTCCTTAGGGAATTTTAGAAGGAAATAGAGGTAAAGCATTCTGACTTCGCAAGCGAGGTCCTGAAGGGGAGGAGGGATAAACATCTTAGCGTATTTGGATTTAAGCTTTCTGAAGAAGGTTGCTTCAGCCTTCAGGACCTCTTTTAAATCTTTGAAATCAACGAGATTGATATCAAATTCTCGCATAATGGTTTGCCAGACTTCATCAAAGGTTCGTTTATTCTTAACATGCTCAATAAAGGTTAGAGTTATAGCTGTGTAAACGACATCGTGGAAAGCATTCAAAAATTGATTGCCTATTTTCCACTTCTTACCCATTTTATACCATTTCTATCACAATTCTGCATCTGGGGGCTTTGACAGCGTATTGCTGTTTAATCTCCTTAGGCACTTGATATTCGGTTTGCCAATAAAGCTTCTGTTTAATGACAAACCTATCGACCACAAAAAACTTTTCTGTTTCTTTTTTCTCAAGCATCTCAGTTTGCAAGTCTTTTGGTATAGTAAAAGCTTCTTTAATCTTCTCAGTCAATTCTTCATATCTTTTGGCGAATTGTTCAAGTTCTGCTCTTTCTTTTAGCATCATAAGAAGCTCATTGTCTTCACGAAAGATAATTTTCTCAGAGCCTTGCATCTCGGTCATGCACATGTGCTTATATGGACAGATGAGACACACAGATAAGTCGTCAGGATTAACTTTCCATAACGGCTCAGGATAAGTTCGTTTTTCTACATGCTCATTAATCCTCTTAGCTTTTTCTAAAATCTCTAAAGCTCGCTCTTCATCTAAAGTCATATGGATTTCTTTCCAAGAACCATCGAAGCCTCTTAGAATGAAAATACCACTCTCTATTTTCTCACCTTGCTCACGCATCATATAAAGATATAAATTTAACTGATGGTAATAGCCTCTGTAATAAAACTTGTCTGCCTCTAAGAAGTCCTCAGCTTTGTTAAACTTCTTGAGGTTCCAACTTTCCATTGATTTTATCTCAATGGCGTGCACATTCCCATTAGTCAAAATTTTTCCATCAATCTTTCCTGAAATCTGATAATCTCTGAGGAAATAAGGGACTTGCTGATGGATTACCTCAAAGCCTGCTTGAAGCAATTCAACAATAGTCTGCTTCTCAATAAGTTTACCCATTTCCATTTTCATTAAAACTGAGGAGGGGAGTGGCGCTTTCTGATCCCAGTGCAGCCTTTCAAAGACTAAATATCTAAGGCAAGGATGCCCCAGAGATGAGCATCTATTACTATTGACAGGGAATTGCACAGGCTGATATTTTTCTTTAATTTTTTCTACTATCATTTTGCCCTCCTTTTAATGTTTTTTTAGCTCTTTTTTCTTCTTCCACTTATTTTGACTGTCCCCATCTGCTCTTCAAAGATTTTCCTTATTTGCTCTTTTTCCTCGTCAGAAACATCAGTATAATCAAGATAGAAGCCTGCTTTAAACCAGAAGCGGACATCCGCCTCATTAGGATGTTTTTTTCTATTGCCAAAGGTCACCGCAACGATATCCTCTTGCCTGAGGATATCGCCATCTTCGCCAATAATTATGAATGCCATACCTTCACCTCCTCTTTTATTTTTTTGTCAGCTTTTTCTGTTGTTAGTATTTTCATTTCTAAGTCTTCTATTTCTTTGTCAAGCTCTCTCAGATACAGCGACCTCGCATAGTAAAAGAGTTTAACATAATGCTTTGCTTTCTCAAACATGCCTGCAGTAATATAACTGCAGGCTATATAGGCATAAGAATTCATCACAGCTTCTAATCTTTGCAAAAGAGGCCCTGTTGCTCTTCTCACATCTCGCATCACTATCTCTCTAATCGGCTTATCCATTGTTCTTTACCTCCTTGGTTTTAAACTCAACTTGCTGTTCTATCTTGCCTACCATTTTAACCACATCTTGAATTTTAAGCCCTCTCAATCCTAACAGTGTAGAAACCCCTCTTGCAATCAAATTAGACCTTGCGGATTTAATAACATCAGAAAGTCGAATTTGATGTGGTGGTATGTCTTGTTTATGGGCTCTACTGAAGAAGGGATCCTTTGAAGAACGAATACCAATTTCCTCAATTGTCTTGTCGCCCCATGTGAAGGTTCCTCTGAAAATAACTGTAAAGTGTCCGTCTTGGTCATACTTGATTTCTGGTTCTCCTATCTTGTAGGAGATGTTAAACAGTAGCATCAACCGTTCTGCACCGTAAGCTGAGAGATAGGCATTCCCGCCAAAGTTGACCCAATCGTAGGGTTTGGTCAATTTTAAGATAAGCATTCTCTGTTTAGAGAGAGCTTCGAGGCGTTTCTCTGCTTTCTCTACTTCCTCAACGAAGTAATCCTTTTCCTCGACAACCGAGGGTAAACCTGAAAAAGCCTCAGCGACAGGATCCCCATTGGTAATAATTTGGGTGTCAACTACTTCCTGCCCGTTCTGGTTCTGGGCTGTTTCTTGTTGCTTGTTGAAGAGCTCCCTCATCGCTCCACCTCCTTTTGATTTTTGCTTTTGCTTATAATATAACTTGACTTTTTCCTTTTGTCAAGACCTCTAAAAAGGTATACCATCATCAGGCGTCGGAACATTAATTTCTCTTATTTCCTCCGTTTCTTCCCCTTCCTCATTTTTTTCCTTAGGCATTGTTATCACTTGAGCCAGAGGGTTAGGTCTCCCTGTGCTTCTTATCACTGCTCCCGCAAGCTCATTGACAATGTTCTCAGATATTTTCTTCAAATCAAACTCATAAACAGAGACGGTCATCTCTGTGCCCCCGTATTTAACCTTTCTCGCTTTAGTATATCTTTTAACTGACCCCGTTGCGTCAGTCGAATAAAACACAGAGATCACACCCGCTTCTTCAAAAAGCTTTAAAATTGTTCTCAAGTCTAATTTAACAAAATCTCTAAAATATTCCAAACATTCTCTCGTGACATAAACCTTCTCGTGCACAGTATCTATCTCTCCAAATACTAAATTCCTCGGAACTTGCTGATCTATCGAGTTTCTTATAACAAAATGAGGCGCTCTCGAAAGTAAAAACTCAGTAAAAGTAGATAAAAATCTCTCAAGACTTAAATCAAGCTTCTCTAACTGATAAGACAATAAAGCACAAAGATTTCTTTCAAGAGTGCTTATTTCTTGCTGTGAAAGATTGTAAAACTTCTTCAAAAAGTTAAAACTTTTCTCTATCAATGGCGTAAAGGTAAAAATCTGAAATTGCTCAGGCAGTTCTATTTCTATCTCTACATCTCCTTCTTGCTCAAGAAATTTGATATAATCAAACGCACAACCACATGCTATTCTCATCAACTGATGTAAATCTTGCGGGCTTACTTTCTCTGTATAATTGCCCCAATGGTCAACAGGAACTAAAATATATCGCCTTTCAGCCCCTCGCCTTTCAAACTGTGGGTCTACCTCCCCCGTTATGAAAACTACCGACTTAAGCAAAGTAATATCTATCGATAAGTCCTTGGTTCCTCTTAACTTTCCTACTCCGCCCGCTATCTTAAAGACACGCTCTTGAAGCTTGCTATCTGATATCAATGCTGTTTCATCAAAAAGTATAGGCAAATTATGAAACCGTCTCATGTAGAGCTCAAATCCCGTCTCTGTCGCATTCAAAGTCATCGGCACATTAACATTGTAAAAAAGGCTCATGACGAATTGAGAAGTCGTTGTCTTTCCTACTCCACGAGGACCTACATCAAACACTGTAAATCCTGAAAGATTGTTCTCTATAAATAAACTCGCTACTCCTAAGACTATTTTTACTCCAAGCCATCGTCCTTCTATTAACAACTCCCTGACTAATTCATGCTGTTTCGAAGCGTTCACATATTTAAAATGTTCGACTTCTTTTGGGTCAAGATCACAATATAAGCCATTTTCGACTAAAGCACTTTGATTAAGCGGATGAACAAATAACCGTTGGCTTCCCGTTTTATACCATCCAATTTCCTGTAAAAATAGCTTCTCTTGGTGATTACGAATTAAAGCATCTAATAAGAACTTGAGGTTGCTTCCGTCTAAAATAGGTCTACCGAGAAAATTTTGCAGTTCTAAAGTATCAAGTCTAATCCTTCCTATCCGTCTCGTTTCGCAATTATATACTACATAAACAGGCTCATTAGTAGTAGGCTTAAACCCTCTGTCTTTCAATAAAAAACCCGCACAAATAGGTTTTAACTTCTTAGGCTTTTTGTCTTCTTTATCTTTCTCACTGTCGATAAGCAGATACCAGTCATTTTCAATGAGAGCAAAGACTTTAGTTCCATGTTTAATAATCTCTTGAGCTCTTCCTAAATCATCCTCAGTGTAAACGGGAACACCTGGGACTTTGGGTTTGGAAAGTCTACCTAAAATGAAAGAAGCTGTTCGAGCATCCTCCTCATTAAAAACTTGCTGTGTCAAAATACTAATCCCCGCTACTTCCTCTATCGGCTTTTTGTAGGTCTCCTCTATTGCTGATAAGCGTTGCTTGTAGCTATCATCATCGTTTAACCCTTCATAAAGTTCTTTCTTTAAAATGTCCTCTACAACTTCACGAGGTAGAAATAACTTTCTTGCTATCCCTGCTAAACCGAGCCAAATTGTCTGTCTCAACCCCTCTACATAATATTTCTTGCAAAGTTCAACTATCTGTAAAAACTTAGATACTTTTGTTTCATCGCCTACCCTTGAAGCAAATACTTGAACGTTAGCTTGAACCCGTTCTGTCTCAAATTCTTTGCCTGAACGCTTGTATGCTTTGACTAGAAGCTTTTTAAAAGCTTCAAAATCAAGTAAAGCAATATTGAGCTCATGATTTACTACATCGTAACCATCAATGAAAATGTATTTATGAATAGTTCCATTATTCCGAACTTCAGAAGGAGGGGCTACTGCGTATCTGCGACCAAATAGAAATTCAATCTTAAACACTTCATCAGGGTCATTAAGCTTAATTGACCGTCTTTCAAAATCATCAGGAACATTGTATAATCCATACCAGTAATGATGCCCTCTTCGGGTCTTGACAGTAACTGTTGGGATAAATTCTTCTTGAGCTTCAAACCAGGTGATAGCTTCAGGACTGTCGCAATCAATGATAAGTAAATTGTTAAATCCTGAAACTATTCCAACATTACCCTGATGTTTTTCCCAGTAGTATTCTACTTGCCCTGTATCATAAACTTTTTCTAAATCGAAGCCTTTTACTGGAACTTTTGAAAGCTGAGCAAGCGGAATGGCAACGAGGCCATACTTTCGATATAGACGCAAAAATTTTTTTAGCTCGCTCATTTTTTACTCCATGAATTAAGCTTCCCAACTATTTACATAGATTGCTCCTTTCCCCAAAATTTCCATTGCATCTTTAAAACTTTCCATTGCATCTTTAAACCTGTTGAATTCCTCTTCTGGAACTTCTTCCCCTTTTACATAAGCAACGGGCCCCTGATGAAGCCAGAAAATCACTCTTTCTCTGCCTTCATCATCAACATCAAACTCCACGATTGGGACTGCATCGAGGTTAATATAAACGTTACCAAGTTTTACAACCATTTTAAACCCCCTGTAGATGAATTTTACCTATCCAATACATCACGGCACATGTCTCTTTTCCACCCCACCATCTCAGCACACCACCGCACTACACCACCACCCCATGTTTCCGCATCCTACACAACCTCTACCCAATCCCTTTCAACAAAACTCAACCTTCCAACAGCTCCATACTAAACGGGTCCTTACCTGTTCGCTACTTTACTACTCGCTACCTTTACAAAACAAATCAGTTTTATACAATTCACGACTTTTACGCCTCAATACATTATCAATTTTTACTTTACCTCTACTCAAAAGAATAATACGCTACCTCCACATTTCGTATGAAAACCTTTTATTACCCCTGACGATACTTCTCTTCATATCACCTCTACTGTATAGCTTGACACGACACATCACCCTCACTTTACCAATTCTATACTAAACCACTGGCCTCCTCACAATACCGTTACTGGTCTCTTTACTTCGCCTCGTTTCCGCTACTCTTATCATAGCCCTTCGTCACCCCACGAAACAATACGACACCGCTACTTAACAAAAGCCCTCCGCTCTATACCTGAACATATCATCACCCTTCGTCACCACCACTAAACTCTTCTTTATACCTACTACTCCGACACATTACACCACCACAAAGCTCATCTCTAAATAAAACCATAACCCCATTACACAAAACAATACCACAATTATACACTTCTTTAGCACTTCTTTCTTCACCCACCACTTTACTTGTTAACATAAGTCTCCACGAGACCCTCACTCCTTAATTTCCCTTTACTTTACACTACAGCACCTCACGGAACCTCTACTTGACACCTTAGTATCCCACGGAACAGGACTTACTTCTTAATGGTAATCTTCTTTACTTTCCGAACATCCCCTGGCACCTCAGATATACGGAATTCTTTAACAAAATACCTTCCATAACGAGCCGTTCGCCACCCCGAATGCCCCCAATGCACGCCATAATATAAAATTCTTTGAATGTGTTCTGCAGTTGGTTTTTTTTCCTTTTTCTCAATATCCCAGATGACCACTCTAAACTTTAATTCAGCTGGTGGATTAATTATCTCTGAGCTGGATATCGTAACTATCCTCTGTGTGCCTACCCAAGAAGCAAGAGGTCTTGATAAAACCCCATCAGGTTCTTTGATTGGCTTCCCGTTTCGTAGAATTGGTATTAAATCCGCTTCTGGGTTTATTTTTTCAATATCCCATTCATACGGGAAAATATCAACAAATCTCGATATCGCATTCCTCAACCAAGTTTCAGACATTCTATATTGGACTATCTCTTTGAAATGCCCCTTAATTTGATGATGGCTCCAACACAGAGCACCATCTTTGTTTCGAAGGAACACTTTGACCTTTTTATTGCCAAACTCATCGTCTTCTTCGTTATTTGTAATTGACATGAGCTCTTGCTGAAGTCTCTCAAGCCTCATCTCTAAAGCCTGCCTTTCTTCCTCATCTTTCACTTTTGATAACTTTTTTTCGACTTTTTCGATTTCCTTCTTGATACGCTCCTCAAAGTAGGTTAAACCAATGTCATCAATCGGGTTAATACCAAGGATAGGCGTAATATACTCGATAGTCACATCGATTACTGTTGGCATAGCTCTCCCTCCTTTTTTGTTTTTTTTTAAATCGGGCTGGGGGGAGTTGAACCCCTCCTCCCCTAAGGTTTTATCCTTAGGAGCGCTCTCCACTGAGCTACCGCCCGCTTCGCTCCAATTTAATAAACTTTGCTGAAAACAAAATCAAAATCTAAAGTTTTTAGCTCCTCTTCTGAGAGCACCTTGCCCTCTGGCAATCTTGTTCTGAGGACAAAGTGGAGGGCGCTGTCGCCCTCTCTCATTTTGACTGCTATTCTGTTATAGGGTATCTCTACCCCTAATAGCTCTGTGAGCACTTTTGCAGTTGCCTCGTGCCCAATTGCCGATACAAAAGAATTTCTTCTGACAAGCCCCTTAGCGGTTTTCAAGTCAACTTTTAAAATCTCAACCAAATACCGATCCTTCTCTTGCAAATCAACAGGTATAACAAGTGTGTTTAAAATGTAAAGCATACCCGCACCTCCTTTTTTTTGATTTTTTTGCTGAGTTATTAACTCCCAGATGCCCTCTTTTAGTAGATCCGACTTCGTTCTCCCGAACATTCGGGCAATCTTGCAAAGTTTCTGATATAGCTTTGGGTTAACTGCCGTTCCTATTCGCTCTTCTACTGTCTTCATTTTTGGCATTATTCCCCTCCAAATACTTTTTGCAAAGAAGGTTTATAGCCCGCTCAAACAACTCTGCATAACTTATTCCTTCTTCTCTACAATAATTATTTATCCGCTCAAGAAACCATCTTGACACTCTAAAAACGATAATCCTCTCAGCCATTCTGTCCTCCCCATAAATAAGCCCCTGGGAGGATTTGAACCCCCACCCTTGGGATTAGAAGTCCCATGCTCTGTCCTATTGAGCTACAGGGGCTTTTATCCGTAGTTTATCTCTTGATTAATTTTCTAAAATACTTTGCAATTTTTTTCACAATCCCTTGACGACATTCAAAATCCTCTCTCTTGAGAAAAATCCACCTGCCATCTTTCCACATAGTTAAATACTTAGGGGATTGCATCTCTCTCATCGCTCCACCTCCTCTGTTTTTTAACTTAAAACTTTTAAATTGTTTAAATGGTGCCACGCATACTCAAACTCTCTGTCTTCTACATTTGCCTCTAAGTTACAATAGCAATAACTTCCATCAATGAAATAGAACCGAATTTCTCTCCCTCGAGAGTTTTCTATCAACTCAATAAATTTGACATTTTGCAAATTAACTATCCTTTGCCCAACTTTGATGAACTGCATTGCCCCACCTCCTTTTCGTTTTTTAAATTATAACTTGACCTTTTCCTTTTGTCAAGAGGGGGACTTAAAAATCCCCCTCAAGCCTTGCTAATGCAACATTTTACTAATTTGGTCAATCTTCCCCTCGATGGAGGCTAATACCGACAAGGCAAACTCAGCATTCTCTTTAAATAAAAATATCAGCACTGCATCCCTAATCCCTTCATCCCCTTTCATCTGAGATATTGTCTCCATATATTCTATAAATTGCTCTTCTAACCGCCTAACCACTTCACTCATCTTAGCCATCTGTATCTCTTTCGGCAATAACGCCGATAAAAGCAAATACCACATTTCAGCATGGTGCTTCACTTCGACAAAATACATCATAGTTAACCGTATCAGCAACGCTAAAAATTCTTCATCAGTCAGCTCTCCGCCTTTCCCTTCAAGATACTCAACCGCTCCCATCAGGCACGCTTTCTGGAATGTTTGCTCTTCATCTCTAAACTCAAACTTCTTCAAACTCTCAAGTATCTTACGACCATTAATCTGATTGTATCTCTCTAAAATCTGCGATAAAAGCTCACTCTTTACATCAACCATGGCTGCACCTCCTCTTTTTTTTATTGATTTTCAATTATTCCAGCACACATTGCTATCAACTTGTCTTTTTCAAACCACACAAAATATGCTTCCAATTGCTCATTCTTTATCACATATAACTTTGGATTGCTACTACATAATGCGCACAAAAAATCTGCATAGATCTTAAGTATTGAAATATCTCGCAATTCCCTATCATAAAAATAATACACAGATTTCTTTTTGTTCTCGACCCATACTTGCTTAGATAGAGCAAAAAACACTTCTTCTTTGGCTACTTTACCTTTTTCTACAATTTCGTTAAAAAGCTTCTTGACTTCCCTGTTTTTTAGTTTGTTAATTATGAAATCTTGATATGGCAAATTGTATCTTTTAAGCACTTCTTTTTTTACTGCCCAGTCAGTGTTGGTAATAAACTTATCTTTAGTTTCATACAATCGAGCATACTTACCCCAAGGATCTATCACTCTCAAAAATAACTTTTCTACACTTTTAATCATCTCTGTCTCCTCCTTCTTTGGTTTTTCTCTTTTTCAAATCTAATTTTTAATTTTTGCATCACCAACGCCCTGATTTGGTCTTCCCTCCAACCTTTCCAAAGCTTTCTTCCTTCTTCCGTAAATAGCAATTCGAATAGTTTATTCTCTTCGATTGCCCGCTCTACCACTCTTTCAATACAAGCTTCGGGGAACAGTCTAAAGCTTACAGGCATTACTTCACCTCCCTCTTGCATTTTTACTACTCTGTTTTATACTGCCTATTAACCGCTCCTCCCTCACCGCATAATATCACCCCCTTTCTTGTGGTCTCTCCAAGGCTCCACCTCCCGCCCCCCGCAAGGGGGCGTTGCGGTAATTAGTAGCCTAATTCAATCAATTTGTCGAAAAATTTCTCTGCTGTCATTGGGTCCTTGCTTAATTCTACCAAAAACTTTCCTATCCATTCTAACTCTGTGTATCCTGTATTCTCGAGAATAATCCTCAGACCTTTCATAATATCCCGTATTTCTTCAGCATCATAATTGTCCACTCCTCCAACTCCAAAGTTGTCCCAAAACCATTTGAACGGATCCTTCTTGCTGATACGCATAGTCCACCTCCTCAGTTTTTTTTATTCTAAGCTTTCAATGGTCTTACAAAAATGAAAACATTGCAACCGCTTAGTATCTCATCAGACCGCTCATCCCTATAAACAACCTCTTCAATGCCATGTTTTCTTAAAACAGCCTCTATGCCTCTTCTCGTTTTCTCATCCTCTTCCTTTAACCATTCTAAATATTCATACTCTTTTGCCTCGTCTCCTTTTAATCCCTCCTTTTGGAGTTTCAACTCTAAATCTCTATGCCTGCTCGCTATATCGAAAGTGTAGCGAAGGAGATCTGTATAAATGTCTATTGCCTTATCAAACCTACTTCTGGATATCTTTACTCGGAATGTTGCATTTGGATAATACATCTTCAAAATTTTTTTTATTTCTCTACCGTTCACGGCGCCACCTCCTCTGTTTTTTTTACTCTGTGTAAATCTCTACCGTTAGCTTATATGCTTTGTCATTAACAATCTCATACTTTTCAAAAACGTAAATCAAATCTTCGTCATCATAACAGACATCTAACCGCCAGCCTCGAAATTTACACTTATCTACCTCTTGTGCTTTTAATCGGACTATAAGCTTACCTGAACCATAATCCTTTGTCGCATACAAATATCCTTCTACGAAAGAAAACTCCTCTGGCTCTCGTTCAAATGCTTTCATAAAAACTTCTCTGAGCTCTTTTATTCTTCGCTCTTTCATTTTCTCAAAATCATCAAAGACTGTTGTCATAGCTCCACCTCCTTTGTCTTTTTACTCTTTCGTTATTTTTTCGTTCTTTCGTCTTTTCGCTCCTTCAGCACGGATCTCTACACTGCATCACTCTCCACCTCCTCCCTCAGCTCCTGCACCGCTGAGGCACAGGGGCATTGAGTTTATTCTACATACGCTCGCTCTGCCTCTTCTACTATTTCAAAAACGCCCGCTGTATTCTCCCCCCTCAATTCTCGCATTTTCGCTATGCAATACTCATCCAACTTGTCCTCTGGGAACGCTTCCGCATATTTGAAGATCTTCAATGTAGTTTCTGGGTCGATCTCAAGAACTCTTCTCGCTCGATTTAACAATGCTTTACTCGGATATATCCAGAAGGGCAATATAACCAATAACGCTTTTTCTATTGGATCATTGGGGAAAATCCTCAATCTCGGATGCCTACTTCGCAAAGCATATACTCCATCCTCTACTAATACTACTGCTCGATTGCCCCTCGGACAGTGGAGTAAATAGGTAAATGGATAATCAAACAATTCATACAGTATTCCCCTCTGCACTACACCCATGGCTCCACCTCCTTCATTTTTTGTCTAATGCACTTTGGATGCTCTGGATCTGGACTATCTTCCAATTGCCAACAATAATAGCCCACGACCCTGTCCCAATCTAACGCTCCGCAATTCCAACACTCAATTGGGCAATCCTGTTCCTCATTCACCTTTGTCTCATCATACCACCAGAGGTAACTGCTTTTTTCTACTTTGTTAACTCTTCTACTCTTGCTCTTGCCCTTGCCACTGCTCCGATATGAATAATACGTCCACAGGGGTAACTCTGGTAATTCATACCTCTTGTCCCCAAGCTCACTGATTAACTTGGGTATTGTCTTAATTGTGTATTCTAACGCTGGCAAATAAATATATTCCGATGTTTTGCTGTGCTCATTAAAGTAACCTGCACTCAAATTCGTTGATGCGACTTTGAAATGCGACCCTAATATACTGATATCACTGAAACTCCCCCTCTCAATCTGAAAATACTTCTCAACCACTTTGACAAAATCGACTGCGACAATTTCTTCATCATTATAAAACACCGCTTGCCTCATGCCTCTGCGGTCTATTTCAATAAAGTAAGGGGTCTCTTGCAACTGCGGACAATCGCAAGCTTCAATCGCCCCCGCTCCGCCACGCTCTTCTAAATCACAAAATAACGCATTGACTTCTAATTCATTGAACAACTTCATCACCGCATAAACACCCGCTCGGTCATCTCCAGCAATCCCCATTGGAGACCAGAGATATTCTTCGTTGTATAAAATCGGTCTCTTGCTCCAATTTTTCTCTTCATATACATGGTCAATGTGGGCTACCAAACAAGGTAGCCCTTCGCCCCTATACCATAGCACATAATGCTTTCCACATACAGCATAAGGGCGCTTCTTCAACTCTGCAAATAACCTTGCTGTCGGCAATCTCAGAATGCGGATTAATTCATTAACATCAATCTTCATTCTCCACCTCCTATTCAGATAATATTTCTCTTAAAACTTGCTCTGCTGGATCTACTACATTTTCATTCTTTGCGAACAATGACGCATGATCCTTACCTTCAAAAGCACTCTCAATAAACGCCTTCTCTCTGTCATAATAGCAAAATGAACAAATCCCTAATCTAACAATGTTCCTCAATTCTGAGCTTACCAAATAATCTCTAATTAGATACCTCACCTCTCTTCCACACTGCTCGCACTGATAAACCCTCATATGCCTCTCTGCACACCTATCACAAATGTATTCCTCATGCCTCCAACTCCGATACAAAATCTGATATTCCTGCACCGTTACTTCATCCTCTTCTTCTTTGTCAAAATAGAAAAATTCTCCACATACAGAACACCTCGCCCCTACTTCCAATGCACAATCCTCACATAATACTCTATTATCAGGCGTAAATACTGCATAATCTCTACGATAAACCCTCTCACACCTTTCACAGAAGAAATATCCATCCTCATAACACCTATCACATACAAAACCTACACCATCAATAAATGTCGCATCATCTCTACTAATCAATTCCCCACAATCAGCACACTCAACCATATTTTCTAAGTCATAAAGACAATCTGAACATACAATCAATCCGCTTACATCATCACTGGCCGGAGAGTAGTAAATACGCTCATCATATTTTTTCAAATCCTTTACTCTCTCTTCAGCCCCACACCATAAACAAGTGCTCCACAAATTCTCTAATGCATCTAAAACTTGATCCGAATTCTCATAATGCGCCGGCTCGTATATTACGATACCGTCGCCATTGAGATATATTGGCATATCTGGAGTTCTCATTCTAAACTTCACATTTTCAGAAAGATCAAATAATTTCCTCAACAATCTCACAATCGTATACTTGTATCTTTCATCTTTTAGTTCCACACCTTTACTATAAAAATTCGTCACATATATAGCGTAGGGAGACACTTTATACACCCAGCATCTCCCTACACCAACCTTTGAGCCATTCTGATAGTGAAATACTACCAGCTTGGCTCTGTCATACTTGCGATCTTCCTTAATCAGCCAGAGGACATTCCCCTCATTACATCCTCCGTCTCTAAAACATGAATTAGTATCCCCTAAGTCATAGGGGATACCGTAATACTCTCTCTTTCTAAATGCTTCCGCTGGAAACAATCCAGCGAATAATACACCTTCATCTCCATACATCTTTCTAACAACATTGAGAATTCGAGATAAACTATCATTTGACAATTGTAAATTGCGTTCCTTGCAAATGTTTCGTATGACCTTCTTGAATAAGTTCGTCACTGGTTCATTCTTTCCATTTCTAAAATACCTCAAATCCCATTTCCGCTCCTTTGCTTCTTTTTCCACTATCTCATAGAACTCTAAAAACAATAAATCAAGGTTCTCACTCCCCACTTCTTCTCTCAAACTCATTAATACCACATCCGTCAACTCCCTCACTTCACAGAGGAGCTCTGCTTTAATCTCCTCTGCCTCTACTTTCAATGCTTTACTAAATAACTCCTCCCGCTTTACCATAGCTCACACCTCCTCATTGTGGGTTTTCTCTCTTTTAACTTTTTCTCTCTCTTTACTCTCCATTGCTCCACCTCTTCTTCTCTTTTTCTACTGTCTATCTTAGTTAAACAAGCTAAAAAGGTCAAGCTTGATTTTAGCTTGTTTTAGCTTGTTTAGGCTTGGCTTGGCTTGGTTTTCTTGTTTTTTTCTTGTTTTTTCTTAAAATTTTTTGGCTTGGCTTGGCTTGAAAAAATTGGCTTTAAATTGGCTTATATTGGCTTGAATTTGAAAAGGTAGGGTTTGAATACTACCTTGACCTAAAAAGGGCATCGTAGGGCATTTTAGAGCATTTAGAAGGGCATTTTAAGAGACCTTAGAGGGCAAAAAGCCCCCTAAAGCCCCATTGATACACTATGCCACTTAATTAATCCTCAAAACCACCATCAACCTCTTCTATCTCTTCCTCTAAAGTCTGCTCCACTTCCCGAACTAATATCGAATTACCCGCCACAGTCACTCCCTCAATCCTCTTCTCAGCCTTTAATATACTTTTCAATTGAAACAAAACCTCTGACAGCCTCTTCTCTATCATAACATAATAACCACTCACCATGCTCCTATTCGGCTTGGTTATCCTTACCGCTATACAATACTGCCTCTTACCCTCTCTCTCCCAATACCTCAATATCCCTAAATCACCTAATAACTTCAATACCCCTTGCTTACTATACCCTAAATCAAATGCCCTATCTAAAAACTCCTGCATCGTCCCCCTCTTCAATAATATTAATCCCCTCTTCTTATCAAAACCCTCCATCTCCCCATTGTCATAACTAACACTCCACTCCTTCTTCCTCTCTAATACCCACTGCCAAAATACTTTTAACAACTCTAACTCCTCTCTACTCAAATCCCCTACCTCTAACCGCACTTCCCCTACCTTCCCCTCAACCCTCTTCAACTTCCTCCCTAATAACCGCTCCAATATCAACCGCATGTCCTCTAACTCCCTCCTCATCTCCCGCACCTCTACCACTAAACTATCCACTAACCCCACTAATCCCTCTACCAAACGCTCAATCTTACTCTCCATCTCTGCACCTCCTCTCTGTTTTTCTTTAATCTTAACTCAACCTCTGTTCTTTGTCAATAGTATTACAGCATGACATCATCATCCTTAGCCCTTGTCAATAGTATTACAGCATTACAAATATGACAACCTGCCCTTTATATGCCCGCAATGCCCCTCTGTCGATACTATGACAGTATTACAAGGATTACAGTCAATAGTATTACAGCATTACAAGCATGACAACTTACCCTCTGCTATCTTTCCCTCTCTCCCTGTCATACTATTACAGCATGACAAGTATTACAAACTAACCCCCTATATATCCCTGATGTCCCCCTGTAATGCTATGACAGCATTACAAGTATTACAATATGCCCATTCCTGTACTTCTCAGATGCTCTCTCCGTTTCGTTCTATTTTGCTGATGGTGTTCTTTTTTCTGTTTTGTAATGCTGTCATACTTTCTCTGAAATACTAATAAATTCTACTTTTCCTATGATATGTAATACTGTTACTAAACTATTATCATACTGTAATCTGTGTGTCAATACTTTACAGCATTACAGTCATACTTTTCCCTTTTGCGTGGAACATTTGCTTCTAAGTCAGTATTCATGCGGTCTCCGAGACATGCTTCCGTGGAACATTCTTTTAATCCACACTAAACAAATCAGTAATTACCCTCTGTGTCTTGTCCCCTCAGCCCTTCAGACAATCTGTATTGCTCCAATCTTCCCTTTTTCCGTGGGACACTCTGCGTGGAACACACCATCTGTGGAACACTTTCCATGGAACACTTCTCCGTTTGCTCGCTGTGGGTTCTGGACGATACTCTATCAATCAGGCATTCAGGCACTTAGCCGTTCGGTCACTCGGTCTCTCGGGCACTCCGCACTTCGGAACTCAGGCTCTTCGGAACTCAAGCACTTCGGCGATCGACCACTCGGCCGTTCAGACAATCAGACACTCGACCACTCGACCACTCGATCACTCGATCACTCGATCACTCGATCACTCGATCACTCGGATAATCAGGCATTCAGGCACTTAAGCATTTGACCGCTTGACCACTTGACCACTCAGAGCTCAAGCAATCTGTATTTAACCACTCTGCATTCGTTTATTCGCTTTTTCGTTTATTCGCATAATCGCTTATTCGTTCTTTCGAGCAGTCGGCGACTTGGCTACTGAGAAACTGAGCTTGTGAAAAATTTCACGAGCCCTTGACAAGGGCATGTGAAAAAATTCACGTGAAAAAATTCACAAAGTCCTTGTCAAGAGATTGTGAAAAATTTCACATAGACTTGACTTTTGGCAAGTTTAGGCATAGGCAAGGTAAGCTTGTTTTTTTGGTTTAAAAATTTTAGCTAAGATAAGAAAAAAAGAGAAAAGAGAAAAAAAGGCAAGATTAAAAAGAAAGACTTTTTAAATTTGGCTTTTTAGAGGACTTGACAAGTTAAAAATTATGCTTATATTGATGCTTAAGATGCAAGGGCAAGGGCAAGTTAAAAAAACAAAAAACAAAAAAGGGGGGATCGGTATGGATAGGATTAAAGAACAAATTAAAGAATTTATAGTCAAAAAAGTTAGAGAGAATGTATCCGAACAAAGACCTTTTTTCTTTGTTAGATGGTCAGGATTATTTGAATTATGTCAGAATTACAATTTAGATTTATTGAAGTTAATTGATGAATTACATTCCGAAGGTAGAATTAGAAAAGCCCTTATTAAGGGCAAATTAGCTTTAACAACGGTAGAATTGGCTAAAAAAGCTAATAAAAAAGCTAAGAATATTCTTGAAGAATTTGCTCAATTTGCTCAAAGATAATAATTAATAGCCCTTGCCCTTGCCGAAGGGGATCGGCATCTACCGATCCCCTTTTTTTATGTTTTAATCCAATATTGAAATTGACTTTCAAAATCAATTGGGGACTTGGTGTTTAGAATTATTCCAATTGCAAAGTTAAAATTGGTTTAATCCGTATGTTGGAATTGTTTTAATTCGTAATTTGGAATTGGTGTAAATCGCATTGTTGCAGTGGACGCAATGGGGCAGTAGGCGTTCGTGCGCGTGGGCGCTCAAGCTTGCACCCCCCAAAACAAAAAATCTTGACTTTTCTTTACCGTGTGCTATGCTATCAGTATCTCTTTTCAGGAGGTCTTTATGGTAGGGTCAAATGAGTTTCCTCCAATTCAACCTTCTATAGCACCGATAGCTGGCGTATTAGTGGATCAGAGTGCGGGTAGTTGGGTAGATTTGGTGGTTATTTTGGTATTGGTGGTTGTTTTGGTTGTTGGGTTGTTATTAATTAAAGATTTTTATAGTTTAAAGAGATTGAGAGCTTTTAGGGATTTAAAGAAGTTTTGTAAGGAGAATGGAGCAAGTGAGGCTATTTGCATTATTAGTTTAGGGTATTTAGTTTTGTTGAATGAGAAAGGTGAGGTAGTTAAGGGAGTGTATAGGGATGAGTTAGAGTTGGGATTTTATGAATTTTTGGAGAGTGTAAGGTATTTAGGTAGGGAGCTTGGGATTGGTGTTAGGTGGTTTAACACTGCGATGGATGTGGATAGTGGGTTAGTGGATAAAATTTGTAAGTATGAGTGGAGTGGAGTGAGGTAGTGTTTGAGTATTTTAGGACGGAGTTAGGTATTTTATATCGAGGTGATGCGATAGAAGTATTGAAGAGTTTACCTGATGAGAGTGTTGATTTAGTGGTAGCGGATCCTCCGTATAATTCGGGGATAGAGTGGGACAGTAAGGATGACGAATGGCAGTTTCAGTGGTTAGAGGAAGTGAAGCGGGTGATGAGGGAGGGGGCAAGTCTGTATGTTTTCTTTGCGCCGATGAACATGTATGGGGTTGAGGGTTGGATAAGGGGTAATTTGACTTTGAAGAATGTGATGGTTTGGTGGCATCCGAATTTATATGGGTCTAGGATGAGTTATGGGTCGGACAGGTGGAAGAGCACTTGGGATGTGGTATTTTATGCGGTGAAGGGGAAGCGGGCGAAGCATGGTAAGAAGGTAGCTGAGGAGGGGTATAAGCTTAATTCGAATGGTGGTAGGTTTGATGTGATGGTTTATTCTCAGCCGAGACCGCTTTTACACAAGGCGCAGAAGCCGTTGGAGTTAGTGATGAAGTTGGTGTATTGTTCGAGTAATGAGGGGGATGTAGTGCTTGATCCGTTTTTAGGGAGTGGGACGACGGCGGTGGCTTGTGAGAAATTGGGGAGGAAGTGGATTGGGATAGAGATAGAGGAAGAGTTTTGTGAGGTTGCGAAAAAGAGGTTGAGGGATATTAGTGGTAAATTATTGTAAAGGTAAGGTAGAGAGAATTGGGTAATGAGTGTGTTTAGTTTACAGTAAAGTAATGTATTGTAATGGTAATGACTTAAGGCGAAGCGTGGGTGGTGAGGTAGTAGTAGAGGAGATTTAAAGCATCGTAGATGTGAATGAGTTTAGGTGGTAGTTGGGTGGGGGAATAGGATTTTTTAGGTTTGTTGATGAGTTTATAGGGTATCTGGTAGGTATCTGCGATGGCGGTAAGGTAGCCGATTGAGATGAGGCAATCTGTAGCGTGTTTTCGAGGTGAGTAAAGGTTGAAGTTTTCGATGATGATGAGGGAGTAATTGTGGGTGTGTAGGAGGTTTTTGAGGGTGGATGAGAGGAGTTGGGAGTTGGTGTCGTAGAGGAACTGGAGGGCGAGTGGAGGTTGGGTGGAGATGAGCGCTGAGTTGGTTGGTCCTGGGTCGATTGAGATGATTGGAGGTAAGTTAGAGGGTAGATAGGGTTTGATATCGAAGTGGATGATTTTTGGTATTAATGTTTTTATGCGAGTTGTTTTTTTCTTTTTCTGTGGCATAGTTTAGGTTGGGAGTATACTATATTCTGATGAGGAGGTCAAGTAGTGCCGTATATTTGGATACCGAAGATACCGCATCGGAAGCGGAGGGAGATGGAGAAGGTAGTAGAGCATGTGGTAGAGAGTGCTACGAAGGGAATGGAGAAGGTGGGGAGCGGAGCTCAGGAGAGAAGAGCTGTGGAGAGTGGAGCGAGTGGTGGGACTGGTGGTTATTTAGATGAGAGGAAGCTTGGTGAGTTTGCTGGTAAGGCGAGGGGGGATGAGCATGGTAGGGTTGCTGTGGTGAAGGGAGAGGGTGGGCAGGTTTATTTGAAGGCTGGGCATGAGGAGGTAGAAATAAAGAGGTCGAAGTTTACGGTAGCCAATTTGGTAACTGGGGAGAAGAAGAAGATATAGGAGAAAATAGATGGCTAAGAGGCGATTAAGGAAGCAGGAGGACAGGGTTCAGCGGGATGATCGGGTAGAGTTTTTAGGAGTAGATGAAGTTCTTGATATAGTTTCGACGGCGAAGGCTCAACGGGATTTCTTGATGCCTCGATGGGTAGCGGTGATAGAGGAGCTGTTTAAGGTTCAGAGTGGGTTGGATTATATGATGCGGTATGTGAATTTAGTTTCTTCTTTGATATATAGTGCGGATAATCTTCTGTTTGATTTAGAATTTGAGGAAGATATCGAGGATGATGCGTTATTGAAGTTAGGGGAAAGATTAAAAAGCAAGATAGAGAGGAACTTTTATGAGTTAGGGTTTGATTATGTGTTTTATTTGGCGTCATATATTGGGGAGCTTTTTGGGACTTCGGGTGTTTATTTAGCTCCGAGGCCGAAGGGGCGGGCTAAGGCTCTTCTGATATATCCTTGGGACCTTTATTTCTATTATCCGCAATTGGGGATTGATGATCCGTCGCAGGTAATAGTGCGTGTAGTGCGGATGAGCAGGAAGGAAGCTGAGAGGAAGTTTGGGGTGGAGGTAGCGTCGCAGGCTGAGATGAGTGGTGAGTTGGGTCGGGCGATGTTGATGAGTGATTTAGATGAGAGGGCGTTGAAGAGGGTTCAGGAGTTTGTGTCGAGGAGTTATGGGACGGATGAAGGACTGGAATTGAGACCTGCGGTAGAGGATTATAGTGATAGGTTTTTTGACTATTTAAGATATCTGTTGTTTGGTCAAGGGAGCTTAAGTGGGCAGTTGGTAAACATTTATGAAGTTTGGTATAAGGATGGGAATTTAGGGCAGGTATGTCGGGCTGTTGTAGTAGGGGACAAGGTAGTAAGTCATGATGCGATGGCTGAGTTAAGCGATTATCCTTTTAGCGTGTATAATTCGGAGCCTATTTTAGGGATGACTGGAGTGGGGTTAGGGACTGGGGATAAGGCGTTAGTAGTGCAGAGGGAGATACGGGAGTTGCATGATTTATTGGATGAGGCAACGAATAGGTTTGTGAGACCGACGATAATAGTTATGCATTTTGGAGGGGCTTTACGGAAAGATATGTTAGTTCAGGCGATAAGGAATGGGGATGAGGTAATAGATATAGAAAGTCCTGATACGAAGATAGAGGAGTATGTGCCGAAGGTCAACTTAGAGGCGTTGTATGCGTTAATACAGAGGAAGGAAGAGAATTTAAGGCAGACTTTAGGTTTGATGAGCGATTTGATATTTGGGCAAAATATTTCAGGGGTAAGGTCAGCAAGTCATGCTCAGTTAATCAGTATGTTTGCTTCAAGTCATTTGAAGACTAAGGCTATACGGTTTGAGAAGTTTATCGAGGAGTTGATGACGCTTTATGGTCAGTATATAGTAATGTATGATGAAAAGTTTGCGAGTTTATATGGGATGCCGTTTAGGATAGAGGTGTATGCGCATACGAGTAGTCCGATAATGGCGTTGAATTATCAGGAGATATTAGCGAGTTTGGTTGATAGCGGATTAGTTCCGAAGGAGATACTAATTGAGATGTTGCCGATACCGATGAAGGCGAAGGTGAAGAAGGAGTTGAAAAAGAAGGAGAAGATGGCTGAGATTATGCAAGTTATGATGTTAAAAAAAGAAGGAGGGGAGGTATAAATGGGGTATACAAATAGACCTTTTAATTATACTGGAGAATTAGAAAATCAAGTTCAACATGATTTAGATTTAGCGAATGAAAATTTTGATATTTTATCTCAAGCGTTTGTTAGCAATGATCCGACTACTGGAACAGTAAAAAAATCCGATACTGTAGATAATTTCCATGCAAGTCAAACACCCCAAGCTAACACAATACCAGTAGCTAAAAGTGACGGGAAGTTAGATGCAGGTTGGATACCTTTAGTTGGTAATTTAAATCAAGTAGAATTTGCTTCAAATGGAAATTGGACTGTTCCCTCAGGAGTAAATAGAATATTGATTATAGCTGTAGCTGGAGGTGGAGGAGGAGCTGGGGGATATGTTGATGGTAGTGGTAATAATTTTTATGGAGTAGGTGGAGAATGTGGGGAAGCGTTTATTGGAATGAAAAATGTTGTTCCAGGGGAAACTTTAACAATAACGATTGGTAATGGAGGGAATGGTGGAACAGGGGGTAGTAATGGAGATGGTGGTAATGGAGGTGATACAACGATAACAGGTTCATCTTCGGGCGCAATATTAAATTTACAAGGTGGTAGAGGCGGGAAAGGGAGGTTAAGCGTTCAGATTTATGGTTATCCTTCTATTTTTGGGAGGTCTGGTTATGGTAGTGGCGGAGATGGAGGTTATGGATCAAGTAGTGGTGGTGCTGGGAAAAATGGTTTTGTAAGAATAATTTTTTATGCTTAAAAAGTTAAGTTGAATAAATAAGGAAATTAAGTGGGATGGATTGGGAAGGTAAGATTTACGATTATTTATTAACTTATAAAAAATATGAAGTTAGATGGAGGCAGAAGTGGGTTGATTATAAAAAGTGGATTGATTTTGGTCGCAATTGGACACCAGCTTCTGAGAAATATTATACTGAAGAAGAAATGCTAAAAGAGATATTGGAGCCATGTTATAAATTTTTGTGGGTTAAATTGTATAGTAAAGATATAATTATTATCCCTTTTGAACCTCCTGTTAGTGGATGGTTATGGCAATGCGATAAAGTAAAATACGTAGGATATGTAGATCTTGTAAATTTAAGTGACATTGAATATATTGATCATGGTATGTTTTTTAGCCCTGATGGCACTAATTTATATGTATCAGGTTTTTTAGGTAGAGGGAATATATTTTGGTTTAAATTGGCAACGCCTTGGGATATAACTACAGCTATTTTCCAAAATACAATGAATGAAGACGCCTTAGGGGCAATTTTAGGGAGGCCTAAGAGTATATATTTTTCACCAGATGGAAATAATTATTATACTTCTGTTCTTAAAGAGGATGGTACTTTTTTTTCGCAAATTACTTTAACAAACCCATGGGATATTACAACAATGTATACACATAATGGAGTTCGATTAAATTGGTTTGTTTATAACATTAATTTTAACCTTGATGGCACTAAATTGTATTTATTTGGTCATGATACATTTCAATATATTTTAGTTGAATATACTTTATCAACTCCTTGGGATATTTCTACAATTGTTAATCTTGATGGGGATGTGTCCTTACATTTAAATGAAGTGCCTCCTGATGAGGTTATTGATAGTCTTTATTTTAAACCAGATGGAAGTGGTTTTTATGTGGCAACTTATAGTGGTGATGTTCTTTATTATGATTTGCCAACCCCATGGAGTTTGAGTGATTATATATATAAAGGTATATGTTTTAATCCGAAAAGTATTTTAAATGCAATTGATATATACCCTTATGGGGGGACGTTTAACTTTTTCATGAGCTATAATGGAAAGTTTGCTTATGTTAGTTTTGAACTTGGAACTCAAATTTTTATGTTTACCAGTGGAACTTAAAAGGTTTTTAATAAATGTTTTATGTAGTTTTTAAAGGAGTGCATGATGCCTGAAAAGCTTGACCGCTGTGTTCGAAAAGTAAGGCGAAAAGGTTATTCTAAATCTCAAGCATATGCGATATGCACTAAATCAACAGGTTGGGTTCGTAGTAAAGGTGGTAAGTGGATTAAAAAAAAGAAAAGGAGGAAGAAGTGAGCCCAGAGACAGTAGTTTATTTATTTGTTTCTGGATGTATTCTTTTATTATTTAAGATAGTTTGGGATTGGTTGAAAAGTTTGAAAAATCCTAATGGAATAAAAAACAATGGAATAAAGGAAATTTGTCAGCAAAGGATGAAAATGTTTGATAATGAAATTTGTCGGTTGTATGAACGATTAGAAAAAATTGAAGAGAAATTGGAAATAGCGTTAGACAAAATTAATAAAAAAATGGATGAGAAATTTGAGCTGTTAATTAAAATGTTAACTCAAGAACGGTCTTAGGAGGTCAGAAATGAACAAGTATTTACAGCAATGGATGGCAAGTATAAAAAATTATTTACAGCAACTGAGTGCGAATAGGTATTTACGGCAATTTAGTTTACCGAATTTAGTAATCATTATAGGCTTAATGCTTTTTGCAACAGGGTTGATTGCTTTGTTTTTTGAACCATTGCAGTATGTATTTAAGAAGATTTTTTTGGTTAGCTTATGGTATTCATTCTGCTATATTATAAGAAAACTTAGGATAGGGGGCATTGATTGGTCGGATGAGAAAGATAAGAAGCTTTACTATTATGTATTATTGATTGGCTCGGCGTTGATAATCGCTTTTGCTTAAGAAAATCTATGAAAAAAGCAATCATTAGTTTAATTTTAAGTTTGCTTTTTTTAGCTGAGGCATCTTTTGCGGATTGTAAAAGATTGGTGCCGAAGGTGCGTCAAGCTTCTGAATTTGTGTTAGGGTTAGATTATTCTTATTGGTATAACTTAGGGCAAATAGAAACGGAGACTAATTGCATATGGCGGACTTCTTTAGATGGATGGGGTTCAGTAGGTTATGCTCAGTTAACAGAAAGATTTTTACCTTGGCTGAATGTGATGTTCCCGAATTGGAAGGTGAAGGGGCATATAGACCATTTTATGGCTCAGGCATATTTGATTAAGCAGTTGATTGGTCAAGTAAGTTGCAAGAAGCTTTGGTGTGTGTATCAGTGTTATAATCGGTCATGTTGGAAGATTGATAGGGAAGCGATGCAAGCTGGTTGTATATGGGAGAGGGCATTTGAATTGTGTAATGAGAAGTTTGCGGAGAGTATTTGTGTATGGAAGCGGGCAGGTCAATGTTTACAGTGGCGGACAAGTTGTGATATTAATTATAACTATGGGTTTAAAGTTTGGAAGAATGGGATAAAATATAAAAATGGAATGATGGAACGAACTTATCAATATTGGTAGGAGGTAAGAAATGGCTATACAAAGTTGGTATGAAGTAATGTTAAAAAGTTTTTTTACTCAACAAATTTTGAAAAATTATGCTTTAACAATCAATAATGCAACAAAGATACAACCACAAGATGCAAGAACTAATCAGATGGTTATTATGAATAATTCAAGCAATCCTATTTATTTAGGGGCAGATGCAACAGTATCTGCTTCTAATGGATTTCCAATTTTACCAAGTGAAGCAATAACTTTTGTTTGCGATAGTTCTTTTTCGTGTTATTTGTATGGTAGTAATCAGGAGATAAGAGTTTTAGAATTATTATAAGGGAGGTGTGATGTTATGAAATTTTTGCGCAAAGTTTCACCGATTGCTACAGGCGCCATTACGAATACTGTTGGGGGGGATTTAACAGTTCAAGGGAATATAAATATTCAAGCAGGTAATAATGCTTCTATTGGAACGGTTGATAACTATAATTTGAGTTTGAGAACGAATAACGCTGATAGAATTTTTATCACAAACACTGGCAACGTTGGCATCGGGACGGCAAGTCCATTGGAAAAATTAGATGTTATTGGTAATATTCAGAATATTCTAAGTGCCGATGCTCCACCAACTAGAATTGGAGCAGTAACTTTAAATGAAGGTGAAGACTATGGTACTTCAATAGCTGTTTCTGGAAGGTATGCTTATATTGTAACAGAGACATTCCCAGCCAAGGTAGTAGTAGTTGATATTTCAAATCCAGCTTCACCAACTAGAATTGGAGCAGTAACTTTAAATGAAGGTGAAGATAGTGGTGCTTCAATAGCTGTTTCTGGGAGGTATGCTTATATTGTAACAATGACGGTTCCAGCCAAGGTAGTAGTAGTTGATATTTCAAATCCAGCTTCACCAACTAGAATTGGAGCAGTAACTTTAAATGAAGGTGAAGATAGTGGTGCTTCAATAGCTGTTTCTGGGAGGTATGCTTATATTG